TTACCCCGCTGCTCTATCTTGTGGTTTGCTTTTAATGGATGTGTTCTCAAGCTCTAAGCGATTGATATGCTCTTGCAATTGTTTAATTTCTTGGTGTAATAACCTGTTTTCTTCTAATAAAGCTACTTGCTTACGCAGCAGCTCTACCTCTGTATTATTACTATAACTACTTTGCCCCTCTGTCACTACTGGCGGTGGGGTTTGCTCCGTATCACTAATATAAACTTGTTTATTTTCTATATTTCCAATATTATCAATAAGCCATTTTTTAGATATTCTGTAATCTAAAGAGCTTAATTTTTCTAAAAAATCTTTAGGAAGAGCTACCTTACCATTGATAATCTGAGAAAAATATGATTTATTTTCATACCCTAATAATTTACCTATTCCCTCCTGATTATCAGCTATTTCATAACCTATCAGTAGCTGGATTGCCACTTTCACTCTATTCTGTAAATCCATAAAAAATAAAAAGTTTATATTTATCTTGTTTATTTACTAAACTTATTTATGTATTTGCATCGTTAAAACATCAAAACAATGACAAAAATAGAAGAAATATCCGAAATTGTTCGTATATGCGAACAAGAAAGGCAGACAGGGGACTACCAAACCCTTGCAAAAGCATTAGGAACCACCGTAGATGCAGCCCGAATGAGGTACTACCGAAAGGATGAACAAGCCGTGAAAATCCTCTATAGAATAATCAAACAAAGAGAGGAGCTAACCCTTGAAATATCAAATAAATAATAATATATGAGCAACATCATTACACACCCACAATTTGGGGAAATTAGAGTTAAACAAGCCAAAAATGAAATATGGTTTTGTGCGAAAGATGTATGCGGCTCATTAGGCTATGCCGATACCGAAGTTGCACTTAGAAAATTGGAAGACGACGAAAAGCTACTCCGTAAAATTTACGCATCAGGTCAGTATCGCCAATATATGTTTATCAACGAGAGTGGCTTATACGCCCTAATACTTAGAAGCAATAAACCCGAGGCTCGCAAATTTAGAAAATGGGTAACCTCGGAAGTGTTACCGAGCATCCGTAAGTATGGCACTTACAGCACCGACCCAAAAATAATGAGCCGTGCCAAGGCTCGTGCCGAGCAAAAAGTGGTAAGAGAAATGCTTTCGGAGGTAGGAAGTCATCTATCGCGTACGGATATAAAACTGGTCGCCAAGCAATGCCGCACTACGGAGTGGCAGGTGGAAAAGGTACTGCGAGGCGAAATAAAAGACACCTATATGCTCCAGCTTCTTTACGCCCGAAGCACCGGCAATAAGATTTTGGAAAGCCAATTCTACACCGCCAGCGGAGCTCAAAAATTAATGAACGAACTTAAAAATAGATAACCCATGAATAAAAAAATTACAAAAAAAGAAGACTTAGAAATAGGTAAATGCTACAGGGACGGTAATAGCTTTTATTATGTAACAGGTCGTGTGGAATGTTATGAGGGCTCTTTTCTTGAGGCGATAAGTTTTGATTTTGATGAAATGGCAGTAGACTTATCCACTCCATATATAGAAGATATAGTAGAGGAGTGTAATTTTAGGGAGATACCTCCTAAGAAATTTTTGAAGCAATTTAAAAAATTCAAAAAAGAAAAAAAGAAAATATACTACTAGAGATGGATAGGCTAATATTAGCTGATATAGAACTAAAAAAAATACCTAAGCAATGATAACAATTACTTACTACCACTCTTTAGTAGAGAGGTATTGCATTAAAAAATATTGGTTCACTCTTTTTGGAAAAAGGCTCTTTGTTCTAAGAGAGCGAATTGCCACAAGAGAAGAAGCACTTAGGTCTTTAAACTATTTTTAAAATTACTTTAAAATGAATATCCAAGAAATCTCCAAGAGTTTGGTTGTGGAAGGCGTTTATGAGCTTTCTGATACTCCACAACACAATGCAATACGCCAAGCAATGGATTCTGAATATCTACAAACAAAGCGTTCAATATTCCTCGGAAATCTCGGGCTGAAATCTCCGAGTGAGCTGTGGAACGGAAATGAAATACATCCAAGGGTTTTGGAGCGAGCAAAGGTAGTTTTTCAGACTCATATTGCAGGTCGAGGGAAGTCGCAAGTTCAAGTCCGTAAAGCCATCCAAGATGCAATAAAAGCGTGTCAATTCTCTCCCTGTTAAGTTTTTTATTAGTGTCTTCCTTGTAAGACACCAAAAGGTTTACATACCATACTTTCATATCACTATATTTTTTTGATTAGACACCACAAATTTAGTGATTTATCCCGAGCTAGTAAGACTAGTTAAGCGGAGCGAAACCGCCTCGGGAGCTAAGTGATAAAATAATAAAATGGATAAGACATACGAATATTACAACAATATCCTAAGCATACCAGCCAGCCTGTTGTATGAGGATTGGGGTGTGATGTCTCGTGATTCTTATTTTAAAAAATGTAAAAAAGGAGAATTAGCAGTATCACGCAGAGCTTGCAGGGGCAACTACGCTCTATTAAGTTATCACGATTTACCCGAAGAAATAAAAACGATGTGCAAAGAAAAATTAGGGGATTACAACAAGGTAGTACAAAGAAATGATTTAGAGCCTTACATTGTCCCCGATGCAGCCGCTATTCGTTTTTTCTCGAAACATAGAAACCCCGACGGGCGAAAACTGTCGGATAAAAAGCAAATAGAAAGAGCCACTAATTGCTGTATACTCAATGCTATAACAGCTATTTTGGAGCAAAAAAACTATGCAGTAAAGAACAATAAGCAAAAGACCAAAATATGGGACAATGTATCCGATGCGGTAAATGGCTTAGATACAGAGAAATGGAAGCATAATTTGCCTACCACAACCAAGAACCTAAAAATCCGATACAAACGCTATATCAAAGAGGGCTTTTCGTCTTTCATACATAAAGGCGAGGGTAACCAAAACACCGCAATTATAAAAGGCGATATTGCCGATTGGATTTTAGCGGTTTACGCTTTACCAATAAAATACACCATTCCCGAACTCATCGCCAAATACAACGAAATTAGAGAGGAAAACGGCTGGGGTACTATTTCAGAATCTGCAGTTAATCGTTTTCTGAATAAGCGAGAAAATGTCCGTATTTGGACTATCGGACGAAACGGCAAAGAAGCCTACGACCGCAAGTTTAAACACACATTGAAAAGAGATAAACGCCGTTGGTTTCCGAATTGTTACTGGGCAATCGACGGGACTAAGCTGGACTTACTCTATCTAAATACCGAGACCAACAAGCTGGAGGCTTACAAGCGTGTGAATATTCTGTTTGATGTGTATTCTGAGAAAATAATAGGCTGGAGCTTCTCTGAAACTGAGAGCATGACTGACCATTTCCGAGCGGTAAAAATGGCGGTACAAACGGCAGGCGTGAGACCTTATTTGTTTACATACGACCAGCAAGCGGGGCACAAGTCCCAAAAGATGCAAGAGATTTATTCGGAGTTAGTGGCGAAAGATGGAGGAACCCACTATCCACACCAAGCAAGACGACACAGCTCGCCTGCTGAGGGAATTATTAGGAGACTTCAACAGCAATGTGTTACAAAACTCTACAATAGCGACGGTTTGGGCGTGAAAACCAAAAGCGACCAAAGCCACATGAACGCAGATTTTATCACGGCAAACATTGACAAAATGCCAACCAAGGAGCAAGTGGAGGCACAATGGAAATTTATCGTAAAACAATGGAATAATAGCGAGCACTTCGACAAAAAAGATAAAACCCGAAATGAGGTATTTGCAGAGGAAATGCTCGTAAGTGAGCCATTAGATTTAATGGAGATTATGAGAATGATGTGGGTAGAAGAAAAGAAAAAACTAATCACTTATAAAGCCCACGGGATAAAGGTGGTTGTGGATAAAAAAGAATATACCTACGAGGTGTACGACCACAACGGCGATATAGACCTTGAATTTAGACGAAAATATGTGGGCGATAAATTCATCGTTCGTTACGATCCAGACGCAATGGATGCCCATATTCAACTAATAAAGGTTAATCAAAACGGGGAAAAATATTTTGTGGCATACGCGGAACCAAAACGAAGTTTTGAGGTTGTGCCAAAACTAATGCCCGACGGCGAAAAAGAACAAGCCCAAAAGGATATGCGAGTGGCAGAGCTGGAGTATCAAAGAGATTTACAACTACTCCGTGATTTAGAAAAGAAAACGGGTATTAGCACCGAACGCCTTATCGCCGAGCAAGAAATGGCGGTTAAAACGCAAAATATTAACAGTAAAAAATTAAACATCAAAGCCGATAGAGGCGAAAGCCTTTTACACCAACTCTAAAAACAAAATACGATGATAACAGAAGCACAAAAAACAACAATAGCAACGGAGCTATTTAGACTGGCAGGAAACGGTAAGAGAAAGACCGAACAATTCAAATTCTCCCAAGTAGAGCTAGCTGTGAAACTAGGCATTTCAAACGGAACCGTAAGCAATATGATTGCGGGAAAGTGGCAAAATATAGCCGATAGTATGTGGCGAAAAGTGCAGGCGACTTTAAAGATTGACCTCAATTGGAATACCGCAGAAACTTCTAATTTTAGACTACTCACGGAACTTCTAAAAAAAGCCCAAGAAACGCAACTAACAGCCGCTATAAGTTACGACGCTGGTATTGGAAAAAGCGAAGCATACAAAGCGTATGAACGCAACAACGATAATGTAATTTATGTTGAGTGTAAGAACTACTGGCAAACAAAGTCTTATATAAAAGCCCTTTTGAATGCCTGCGGTATCAAAGCAGAAGGCACTAAAGAAGAAATGATAGAGGCGTTTATTTCCCATGTGATGACTTTAGAAAACCCACTCATAATAATAGACCAAATGGATAAACTAAAAGAAGGAGCGTTTGACCTCTTTATGGATTTATACAACGACTTATTTCGTTGTTGTGGGTTCATTATTTCGGGCGTTCCAGCTTTGGAAAAGAGAATCATAAGAGGGGCGAAAATTGACAAAATAGGCTACAAAGAGGTACTCTCTCGCCTTGGAGGTACTTTTATCAAACTGAACCCAACGAGCCTTGAAGATGTAATAACAGTATGTGAGGCTAATGGATTAAACGATAGAGAGGAAGCCGAAATGATATATCATTTATCAAACGGCGATTTGAGAATAGTAAAACAAAAGGTGAAAAAACACTTATTACTTAATCAAGCAGCATAATGAACGAAGAAAACAAAATAAAAGTACCGCCTGCTTTTTCTTATAAAGATATAGCCAAACGCAAATTTAACACGATGAAATTCGAGGGCGATTGGCTAGAATTAATAGGCGAACCCGAAGTTTCGGGGTGTTGGATTATTTGGGGGCTTTCGGGCAACGGAAAAACACGCTTTGCCCTGCAGTTAGCCAAATATCTGACAAAATTTCAAAAAGTATTTTACAATACCTTAGAGGAGGGAATGAAACTCTCTTTTAGAAAGGCTTTAGAGGCAAATAATATGCAATCCGTGGGGAGTAGGTTTAGTTTTTACTCCGATGATTTGGAGCAATTAAAAGCAAGACTTAGAAAAGAGAGAAGTCCGAATATCATCTTTATAGACAGTTTGCAATATCTCTCTGCCAATAGAGAGGATTTAAAAGCCCTTTTAAATGAGTTTAAAAACAAGCTATTTATCTTCATCAGCCACGCCCAAGGTTCACAGCCAAAAGGCGAAGTAGCAGATGAAATACGCTATCATTCGGATGTAAAAATACGAGTGCATAAGTTTCTCGCCTCCCCAGCAGAAACCACCCGATACGGTGGAAACAAGCCCATGGTAATATGGGAAGAAGGTTATCGAAGAGAAAATGTAATACTAAACTAAGTGCAAAAACATAAATGAAAAACTGCACCACACAAATTGCGCACGAAATTCTCGCATTTGACAGTCTTTACGGAGGGCTTACTTTAGGAGATAGGTTGATACTTCACGGCTACATCTCGGGTCGCGGAATGGAAGTCGAGCCAACGGCTCGAATAAAGAAAATATCAGAATTCATCCGGATCAACCGCTGGGAGGCGCCGGAAATGAAATACATGAAAGACGAGGTTCTTCTTTATGTAGAAGACCTAGAAAATATGCAATGGCTACCGATAGATAAATACAGAGAAAAATATCCCAACCCATTAGAAAATGAAGCCCCTTAATAACTATCAGTTTGAATTCAGGGCTTACGAGAGGAAACAAGCTGCTAAAGAAGCCTTGAAAGAGGCAAAGGATTTAGAAAACCAACGCAAAAAACAGAACAAATGCAAGAAAGTATAGGAAATGAGTTTTTTCCTCCGACGGAGGAAGAGCTCAACGAAATCATCGCCGAGCTTAAACGCAGGCTAGAAGATGAAAGCTACGAGGAGGAGTGGGTAAAAATCCACGAGGAACTCCTTTTTAGACAAAGGCAACTAAAAGAAACAATAATAAAAAACAACGCGATATGATAACAAACATTATTTCCCATTATGTGGGAAACAAAATCCGAGAAGAAAAGCTAAAACTATCAGACGAGGAGTTATCAACTCCAGAAGAAATTTTGGAAGAGCTTAACAACCTTTTTCTAAGTTCATTTGTGAATGAAAACAAAACATTTAGATTCCACGCCGAAACTACGCTGGAAAATAATATTGTTTATACAGTAATAGATGATTTTTTCAATGAAAAAACCGACTTTAAAACTTTCTCTAAAAATATAGCAAAACACCTCTACGAAGTTGCCGAAAATCCAAGAATACAAGGAGGTAATCTATTTGTAATGAAGTTTGAAACAGAAGGCAGTCAAAGTGTCGGAATTTTCAAAATGGAAAGGAAAGACCCGTTTTTGAAAATCAATAACGAGGAATTTACCGAAATCAAACGAGATTTTGGGTTTAACACAAAAAAGATAGACAAGGGGGCTATTATTCATAATTCAGAGCGTGAAAGCGGTTATATTGTCTCCGCTGTGGACAATAACAAAAACGGCGATTTGTACTATTGGTTTGAGGATTTTTTAAATGTAAGACAACGAGAAGATGACTATTTCCATACCCAAGAAACTCTATCGGTCTATAAAGATTACATTACCAAACAACTGCCTAAAGAGTTTGAAGTAACCAAAGCAGACCAAGCCGATTTCCTTAACAAATCCCTCAATTACTTTAAAGAAAGAGAGCAATTTGATTTTGAAGAATTCAGTCAAGAAGTGTTGCAAGACGAAAACATAGTGGAGAGTTTCATCAACTTTAAAACCGATTATGAACAGGAAACTCAAACCTCTATAAACGAAGAATTTTCTATCAATCCTACTGCTGTAAAAAAACAGCAAAGGCACTTTAAAAGTGTCATTCGGTTAGATAAGAATTTTCACATCTACATCCATGGAAGTAGAAAATTTATAGAGCAAGGACAAGATGAAAAAGGCAAATACTACCGCCTTTACTTTGAACAAGAAAGCTAACATTAACCCTAAATATAAAAAAAATGAACAAAGAAATCGTAAAGGTAGCAGAGAACTACCAAGAATTAGACAGGCAAATCAAAGATTTGCAGTCTAAGCAAAAGCCACTTAAAAAACAATTAATTGACTATGCGGAAGAGCATAAAGCAGACTTTGACGAGGCTTTTCAATTAAAATTCCCCAATGGCACATACATAAGCCAGCGAGTAAGTGATGTAATAGAGGGAACCAAAGAGGCTAAACAGCAATTGCTAGAGGAAACCGCAGAGGAGTATGCAGAAATAAAACTAAACGAAAAAGCGGTATTGGAAGAAGCACCAAAAAACAGCCGATTGAGAAAAATTCTAACCAAGTTAGGCTTAAAAGTGGCACAAAAGGAAACCTTTGCGGTATACGCAGGGTAACCCTTAATTTCCGCACTGGCAGGCTTCGGGGTTCAAGCCCCCGAGCGGAGCAAAATTAAAAAAACAAATAATATGAAGTATTTCACACACTTATCAAATTCAAATATGCCAAAAAATAGCTTGCAAAAAGAAATGTTGGCGTTTTTGGAAGACCAGTCTAACAGACTTATAGAAGACCTCGAGGACTTTAAAATTTTTCTTAGAAATAAAACAAGAAAGATAAGCGAATCTAACCGCCGCTGCAAACCAATATCCGCAAGTTTTTATCAATCCACAAAAGGCACTTGGGGGCTTTCGCTTTCGGGAAGCGACTGGTCAGTTTCTTTCTACATTTATAAAGTGAAGGAATAATGTATGAAAACAGAAAGAATAGATTTGACATTGTTAATCGAGAACAATGTCAAAAGAAAAACAATAAAACTAGTGATGAAATGGCTTAGTGTAAAAGGCATTAAAAAATTGGAAAAAGAAAAAATTTCAATTTCTTATGAAAAAGTTCCAAATTATTCTATTTCCATCTACACGATTAGATACGAGGACGAGCTGGTTTTAAGAAGATATAGCGAATATTTAGACGGGCTTAAATATAGATTTGAAATAAATTATTAAATCAATGGCAACAATAAAGAAACTACAAACCCTTTTCTCTAAAAAAGGCTTCACAGCGGAAGAACGCCACGAGGTCATCTACGAGTTTACTAGAGGCAGAACACAAAGCAGCAGAGAATTATCTCCTCGTGAAATTGAAGACCTCTGCAATGCCCTAGAGGGCATCAAAAAGAGCAAAACGAAACTCATAAGCACCTGTCTTTCTATTTTGGAAGCAGAGGGCATACATCGCCCAAATGAACCGCTATTGGAAATAACGGAAAAAGGAGCAAAGCCCAATCCTTTCGGGCATCTGAACCGCTGGATGTTGGAACGGAGTGTTTATAAGAAACCTTTGGCTTTTCATTCGGCGGCAGAGCTGGAGGTGCTTCTCCGCCAGCTTCACAAGTTGGCAGAAAACAACCGAAAAGCCTCCAAAAAATTTGGCAATAAGGCTTATTGGCATAAGGCTAACAAACTTAAAAATTTGAATTAAGATGAAATTAAAGCTAAAGATAGATAGAGAAACTATATTGTTGCTCAACAAAGCATTTGTTAATCCATGTATTTTAACTCTAATAGGAGAAACGGCGTTTATAAAAAGAATTGAAAAATCACTAATAATAGAGATTAGAGATATTTTAACAAAAAAGTACTTTACCCAATCTAATACTTCAACGGTAGAGCTGTATAAACACTCTGCCGTAGTGTTCTATGAATTATTAGGGGTCATTTTATCCTCGTCTCAACTTTCTCCCGACCAATTTGTAAAAATAGTCAAACTTAGAAATGAAGTTCATCAAAAAACACAAGCCTTATGAACCAGTACATTATAATCCACAAAAAAAGCGAAAGAAAAATAATCCTTTCTTACGACAACACTTTCAGCATACTTAGAGCCGTGGAATTGTCTAACGCCCGCTGGAGTGAAGAAGAAATAACGATCGTGCTAAGACACGCCAACAAGCTACGCACGGAGGTATCTTTTATAAAAAAAATGGAAGAGAAAGACCCTGACTTTGATTACCTAGAAATGCCCGCAGACTTGCGGTTTGAAGTGTTTTGGAACTTATACGGCTACAAAAAAGGGAAAATCGCAACGACACAAAAAGCGTGGAATAGTCTATCCGATGCAGAGAAAATAGAAGTATTGCTTTATATTCCAAAATTTAAGGAAAGTAAGAAAATAGACAAAACGGCGATTCCGTATCCTTCAACCTTCCTCAACCAAAAATACTGGCTAGCAGATAAAATATAATAGTATGATACGACTAACCCCTAAAAACCCCGATATTATCAAAATGGAAATAACCACCAACATCCCCCAAATGGATATTATCCAATTTCTCCAAAAACGAGGTTACGAGGTAAAAGCCTTTGTTTACCGAGAACCTGCAGAGCAAGGTTTTTTGATAGACGAACCACCTTTTGAGTGGCACACCTTCACGGCAACAAAAGAAGGAGAAGCACAAAGCAAAGATAATTTATTTTTAAATGTCTTTGAAAAGGAGGTTAAAAAGCTTTTAAAAGAATTTATGAGTTTTTAATCCAACCGCTTGGAACTTCCGAGCGGTTTTTTTTATTTTTGGGCTTAATCATTTATCTAAATTTAATCGTTATGAGAAATCTATTACTATTATTTATTGTTTTGCTTTCTTTTGGTAGTTGTGGTAGAACTGAAACTGTATCAGAGGAAAATTATTATGATATTTATAAAGATAATAAGGGAGGCGTATGGGTTGGAAGTTATTTTGGTAAAAAACTAAATACAGGAGAAATAGTAGAAGAAAGATTAGATAACTCAATCATTTATATATGGGATGCTACAGATAGAGACTTTGATGTAGATAAAAGCGGTACAGATATAATTTCGGGGTATTTGTATGATAGAAAAAGCGAGAAAAGTTATAAACCTGTTATCTCAACCCTCAATAAGGCTAGCTTTTTTGAAACATTAAAAGAGGGGAAATATTTTCTATACATTAACACGGGTAAAAATGATTACGGATTACCTAATTTTGCTTATTCATATACATATTTTACTGTAACTAAAGGTAAAGATACTTCTCTGAAGAAAATATTTATAAATTCTGATTTAAAATATCAGCCTTGGTAAGGGCTACATATATAGTAAAAACCCCAGCTTGTAATATAGCTGGGGTTTTTGTATTTTTGCGAGTATGAGAGGTTTAGCAAATAAGGGTAGAAATACGGAGCTTATCCGCTATCGCAACGAGAAGTTGGCGGCACGGTTCTACTATTATTCCTATTTGTTAGGGTTAAAATTCTCTCGTTGCTTGGAGCATTTAACGCCCGAGTTTGACCTTTCGGAAAGCCGCATTTGCGACCTTATTTCGGAACATACCGAATACATCAATCGTCTAGAAATGCAAAAGACAACCATTACGGAACTCAAACAAGTTTATCCTTTTATGGTTTGGCAACTTCCTGCTTCCAACCGCAGGAATAACGCAAAGCAACTATCTTTAGACCTTTTCTCAAATTTTGCTCCGTAGCACTTTTAAAAGCAAACGCCTCAAAATGACCGTCCTCATAGCCTTGAAGTTTGTTGTAAATTTTCTCGGTCAAATCCAAATAAGCCATTGCTTGCTCTCTTCTGTTCTCTTCGGTAAGTGAGCTAGTGTCGCCTGCTTTCACAACAAGAGAGAGCGTAAACTCCGCATTGAATTGCTGGAAAATATCGTGAAAGGTATCTGTGCTATTGACACCTATATTGATAAGCACGGCAGGGTATGCCAAAGGCGGTTTTTCTTCCATTATTTGCCCGAAGTTCAAATCTATATATTTCAATTCGGGGATTTCTTTAAGAAGCTCTAAGAGCTTGTTGTAAAGTCGTTTCATAAGTTAAAATTTATGGATATTATTTATTTCTTTTCTCAATATTTCTTTTATTCGTTCTTGAAACATAGGCGAATCCTCCCATTTGCTTATAAATTGGCGTTTGGGTATTCTCAATTTCATTATTCGTTTATGGGCTTTCACAAAATACTCTTTCCCATTTTTAGCACGGCGTTCGTGTTCTCGTACATTTTGGTTTACCTCTCCTTCAAACCCGAAGTTATGGGCTTTGGCATAAGGAAGATTAGAGCCGATGGTAATAGTTGCTTTATCTTTTCCTATTTCTATATCAGGATTGCTCACACTTCGGCTTAAGTCTCCAGAATCAACTAAAAGTTTTTTGGTATTATTGCTATCTTTTCTTTTGTCCCATTCTTCCTCACTTTTGCCTCTCCATGTTTCGGCTTCAAAGTTCTCTTTAGCGAATAATACAGCCTCATTAGCTAATATGGTAGGTAATGCGTCTAATAGACTATTACAACGCTCCTCTATAATTTTCATCGCTTCGTATGCATTCATTTTTAAAAAGATTTTAAAAGTATTTTAATTTTTTGTATATTTGTACCAATAAGTCGGAGCGGTACAAACCAATCCGCAGATGAATGCGGGCAAGTAGGGCGACCTACTTGCCCAAGTTTATTTTTTTAAGGTAGTTGTAAAGAATTGTGCAAATTTTATTTTAAAGTCATTTGATGGAATTAAAACAGATGTTCTGTCAATTCTCCAAACCTTTCCATTAGCAATTAAAATCACAAATTCTAACTTGTCAAATCTCTTAAAACTTTCTTGTAATTCAGAGGCGGATCTTTTTGTATTTTTCACAGAAACATTGCTTATCTCACCAAAATTCATTACTAAGCAGGCTTTATTAAATCCTCCCAATTGCTCACTTTCATAAAGTTTTTTAATAGAATTAGTGATGAAATTTTGTGGCTTTGTAGCTTGGTCTCTATTGGTAGCATCTCCAATAATGCCGTCAATTCTAAACTCAGGATTTTTCCTACCTTGAAAATGAGCTAAAATATCTACCCTAGCTTTATGGTCGTCCACGATAAGTTTGCCCAAATGTAAATTTGTAGGTAAATCTCTTAGGTCAGCGTTAAGGTTTACCCTTAATATACCTCCTGTTTTTTCGCTCGTATATCTAGGAATGAAACTTTGTTCCTCGGACATTACAGTATAGATAAAATGCTTTATTTCTTCATCGTTAAAATCGTTTTGTAAGGCTTTTATATACTTGCTATTTTCAGAAAAAATAGTTCCTGAAATTCCAATATTATTCATAAAATCATTAGGAATATCAGGTACTTTTATTTTATTGTTTGGCGTAGGTTCATCATACCTTGTAGCAACGACATCGGTTCTGCAATTAAAGTGATTAGGCGGATAGTGTGTCTTCAACAAAGGGTGTTCCCACGGAACTACAACGCCGTTCAATGGACTGCAAATATCAGAGGTATGTTTGTCCATTACGACAAAAAACTTCGCATACGGATATAAATGTTTTTGTTCTTGAAACTTTACCCATTTAGCTGCCATTCTTGCACCAGCTACGGCAGTCGTATATTCTGTTTTGAGGTATCTTGCAGACCTCCCTAATATTTTTTCTGCTTCGGCTTTAAACTTCGACCAAGTTTTGAAATTACCTTTTTCATCAACAAGCAAATTATTGAGAGCGATAAGGTCTGCCCTATTTTTAGCAGCAGAGAAGTACCAAAGATTATCTTTTATTTTTTGGTTAAAGACATAATTTCTTTGCAAAAAACTATCAGTATTCGCCTCCATTGAGATGCCTTCTTCCACACCTTTATATAGGACTTTATAAGTCTCTCTAACACTTCCTTTATGGGCTATTGTGTCTATTTTTTTAGCACGATAAAGGTCTTGCATTGCTTTGATAAACTCCTTTCTAAAATCATCATCAAAACCATTAACAGAGAGCGTTTGCTCTACTTCGCAACAAGTGTTTTGATACTCCAGTTCTAATGCTTCCCAATCCAGCTCCTCGTATAGATAGAAATCTACCGAGGAGCGTGGGCGAAAAAATCCTTTAGCTTTTCAAAAAGGCTTAATTCTTTGGCTTGCACCTTTTGTTTTTTAGGCGTTTTTTGCTTGGGTTTTTCGGCTTGGGTTTCCTCTTTGGTTTCTTCCGTTTCCTTGCTTTCTTCGTCCTCTTCGGTCTCGGGTTCTTTATTTTCGGTTTGTGCTTTTTTACCTCTCGGCAAACCAAATTCTTCGTAAAAGTAGTCATCGTCCACGCCGTCGGTAGTCAGATTATGGACTTTCTCGGCAAGTTCCATTTTTTCCTTTGCCGTCATTTCCCTTTTTTCCTCTATGAAATTGAAGAAACCTCCTGCCACGGGATAACCTCGTTTTTCAAGTCTTGGCTTTAACTCTTGGTTTAGAAATCTGCGAACGAATATTTTATCCGCTTTATTCAAGTCATCTTCGGTGTTGCCGTGCACTTTGGCTTGTGCAAGGGAAGTTCCGTCGGTTGTGGTCATCGTTTGCCCTTGGGTGCTGATTAGAATTTGTTTATCCCAATGGTCTAAAAATTCTTTGTGTATAGCTCCGTTGGATTGGCTGGTATTGATTGTATCAATCTCAGAGTTTTTGGACATGGTCATACTTCCTGCGGAGCCTCTTTTTTGAAAGGCTTCTTCCATTTCTCGTTGCCCGTTCTCATCATCGGGGTCGTATTTTCCGATGAGTTGAGGAATGCCAAAAAGCTCGCAAAACTGGGCATAGTCTGCCCCGCCGTTTCTCTTAAAAATAGCGTAAGGAGCGGTGCGTGCAAAAATCCCTAAATCTCTATCGTTCCCAACATTCAAAATGAAATCGTCGTTTTCATAGGGAATCCCCTCATCGCTGGAGGTGTCTTTTAGTATCTTTTTGTTTAGTGTGTCTAAGTGCCTGCGGTCTATACTTTCAATTTTGAAGCCGTTGGAAAAGTCCAACTCAATTACAGACTTTCCGTAAAACTTAGACAATAGAATCTCACGCAACAAATTTTCAAATTCGGGCGTGTCCATAAAGTCCCACATTTCCTCTACTTCCTTTCCGTCTTTTTGGAAAGTAAGGTTGGCATTGGTAATGGCTCGCAATCGTTTGTCCATCGCCTCATAAAGCACGCCGTCCAGCAATAAGTTGTTGTATAATTCAACGAGGCGTTGTCGTTTTCCTCGATACGCTTGCGATATTGCGGAAATCCAGTTTTGTATATCCAGTGGGCTGTGTCGTTCTGGTTTTACAACTAAGACTTGACTAATTTTTAGCCCTTGATTTTGGTTATTCGTTTTTTCATTTTTCATTAGTAGTGGTTTTGTCTTGGTTGGTTTGAGTGATAACTAAATGATTTTACTTTGTCTTCGGTTTCTTCCAGTTTTGGGAGATTGGCAGGCATACCTTTATAGACGGCATTCAGCCAATTAACTGCTTGTTCGTAGCGGAATTTTTTATCTGCATAGTCTATGTTTGGGTTGGAAAGTCCGATGATTTCCCAAACAGCAATGTCCTTGATTATTTTCACTAAAAGCGGATTGCGTTCATTTCCTGTTTTAGCGAAAATTTCGCTGACATTATAGTCTTTCATCAGTTTGGTTGTGGCAAACTCAATCGCCATATCAATACACGCCAAGGCGATGGTTTCGTCGTCGTGGATAATCGCTCGGAGTTCTGTCTCGTGGCAATGTGTTTTTAATTCTTCTATTTCTATGTACATAGTCTTTGCGTTTAATGGTTAGTATCGTTTTTTATTGCTCGGCTTTTCGTACACTTTCGGGCGGTGGTCGCCGTCTATGTTTTTATGGTTAATTATCCAAATCGCACCCTCGCAGGCATCGGGAGCGTCGTCGTGAGCTCTACTCTTTGGCGATAGTGCTAAAAATTGAAAATCGGCTTCTTTCATATCCTCACTCCCTTTTAACTCTTCATTAAAAATGAGCTTTCCGTTGCGGTTGAGTGGCTCGAGATTGCTTTCTATTCGGTAGAACTTCTCGGGCTTTTTGCGTTCGTCCGCTTTGAGTGGCAGCGTAATGTTGTAGCGTTTATTCGCCTTTTTTATTTCCCTTTTCAGAGTGTCGTCTATCCAAGGATATTCTATATAGTAATAAACAGACACACCCGAATTTGCCGTTTTTTTATCTGTTTTGTACAAATGCTCCAGCATCTTTGCGGTGGAGGTTTTTTGGCAAAACATATCTATTATATGATATTCGTCTTTGTATTTTCCAACCAAAGCCGTCGCCTTGTAGTCCCCGTTTTTCTTATAGGAAGGGTCGGTATAGGAAACAAGAAATTTGTATTTTTTGAGTGGCTGTATTTTGCCATATTTCAGCTCCTTGAATACTTTTCCGAGGTTGATAGGATTGTTAAAATATTCGCCTTGCACCGCTTGGGCTGAAATCTTAGACAACACACGGTCGATATGTTCCTCGCTGTTTTTCGCTGCCCAAGTAGATTTGCCATTTTCATCTCTAATATTGATAATATCGGCGTGGTCTGCCATTTCTATGGCTTTTTTGATACAACAATAGTCGGCGATGATGTTTCCATTAAATAGTACCGTCAAGGGTTCTGAAACGGAACGGGTTGCATACAACGCCTTTTCAAACCACGCCCATTTTTTGTCTACGGTATCGGGGTTTCGGCAGTCTTCGTCCGTGTCGAAGTCGTCCACGATAATTGCATCGGGGCGTATATCCTCGTTTCTCGCTCCACGGGGTGCGTTACCCGCCCCAACGGCGATGAACATCGCCCCCTTTTTGATTGTGAACTGGTCTTCTCGCCAGTGTCCGTGGTTCTGCTGTACGCCATAATCGTGGATAATTCTGCTGTTGTTTTCAAAAGCACTTTTAAAAGGTTTTAAAAGACGAACGGCAGATTCATTGGTAGCTGATGCGATGATGATAAACTTCTTTTTCCCCGTGAGGGCTAAATAGGTAAACTCCATCATGGCTCTTGCCGACTTGGCAAGTTCCCGCGACCACGCACGCACTTCGTACCACTCCATGTTTTCTGTGATACGCTTGGTACTGGCTTTGTGAAATTCCGCAGGTTCGCATTTGTAATACTTATGGAAATAGTATTTGAACCACTCTTCGGGATTGGCTTCTAAGCGTTTTTTTCGCCTCTCGATGTCGCTGGCGGTTTCGGATAAGTCCACGCTGGCTTTTTGGCGAAGATTGGTATAGTACTGTTGCCAAAATTCTAACGCTTTTCTATCCTCTGGAGTTAATCTTTTGGTTGTTAGCATAGCGTTAGAGTTTTGATTTGATGAATATATCGGCGTAATCAGCTAATAGTTGAGCATCTTCGAGGTTTTCCGTGCGAACAAAATCCAAGAACTGAGTTATGGCGTTGATAATCTCGGGGAGCAGTGCCTTAGTTTCCAAATCCTTAATATTTTTAATGAGCTGATTTCGGATTTGAGCTGTTTTGAAGTCGGCAAAACGAAATCCCTCGTCTTGCTTTTTTATAAAAGCGTTGAGTTCTACCAGCTCGTCTTGCATTTGCACGAGTTGCTCTTGGCGTGTGAGCAAAATATTACGCTTTAATTCCCTCCATTTACCTGATTTAATCCACTCAGTAAGCGTATTGACAGACACGCCGACACGCTCGGCGAGGTCTTTTATGGTGATGTTTTTTTCTTGTAAAAACAAGATTTTAGCGTATTCCTTTTTTTGCTCTCTTTCCTTGTTGGAGAGCCTCCCTTTCTTTGCCATAGCTATTAGTTTTATGGCAAAATTCCTCTATTAAAGGTAGTTTCTAAAGCTGTTAATTTATGACACCCTAATTTTCAGGGTATGATACCCCGAATTTAACAGTACCATAAAACGCCAGCTTTTCAGAGCCTTTTTCTTGCTCCAATTTTGCTCCGAAAACCAAAAGAAACAGGCAGATGAAATTCATACTAAATGACGAACGAGTAACCAATTCCTACGGATTTAGAGTAAAAACCGCTGGGATAAAATTAGACCGATTTTTAAGCAACCCAGTATGTCTAAATAATCATAGCAACAACACAAAAGATGTATTAGGGAATTGGGTAGATACAGAGAAACAAGGGCATTTATTAACTGCTAAACCTCAGTTTGATACGGAAGATGCAGAGGGTAAAGAAGTCGTCAGAAAAGTAGAAAAGGGCATACTAAAAGCCTGTTCTATGGGTATTTCATTTGACCCCGATAATCTCGTAATGGAAGATGGCGTTTTAACAGTTACAGAGTGTGAATTATTAGAAGCCTCTATTTGTGCTGTTCCGTCTAACTCCGCTGCAATCACACTTTATAACAAGCAAGGAGAAATTCTATCTGAAAGACAAATAAAACAAATATGCCTATCGGCACAAAACACTAATTCATTTAAAAATAAACCTATGAACAAATTAAAATCCTACCTGCAATTAGATGTAAACGCAGATGAAACGGCAATCATTGGTGCCGTGAAAGCAATTGAGGCAAAACTCACCGCCTCAGAAAACGAAAAAGCAACTCTCAAAGCCGAAAATGAAGCCTTGAAAAAAGCGGAGGACGATAGAAAGAAAGCTCTACTTACCGCCGAGGTAGAGCAAGCGGTAAAGGACGGAAGATTGGACGAGGCAGGTAAAACCCCGATTCTGGAAATGGCTCACGACTCGGCGATGGCTTTACTTAAAGCCTTACCAAAACGAAAATCGGTGTCTGAACAACTACAAGGCGATGAGGAAAAACTCGCTGCATTCGACAAGATGACTTGGGACGAGCTGGACAAAGGCAACCATTTAGCCGCGCTAAAAGCCGATTATCCTGACTATTTCGCTGAACGCAAAAAGAGGGAGTTTGGTAAGTAAAAGTAATAATCATTTAAAAAGAAAGACATGGGATTAGAAAAAGAAATTTGGAAAAAAACAATTGAGGAAAAGTTATTAGAAGACAACTCATTCCTTAATCACATCTCCGATGTGTCGGAGGATAATATTGTAAACGGAAAAATAGTACATATACCACAAGCGGGAGCTCCATCTAAGGTAGTTAAAAACAGACCCACTCTCCCAGCAGAAGTGAAGAAAAGAACGGACGGAGAAGTTATTTATAAAATAGACGAATACACTACCGACCCAATTTACATTCCGCATGCGGAGACGGTGGAGCTATCTTACGATAAGAGACGCTCAATATTAGACCAAGATATTGCGAACTTATCGGAAGAAGTCGCAGAGGGTATGCTGACGAATATGGTAGTGTCTCCTGTTGGAGATAATAAAACGCTACCGACAAAAAATATTTTGGACACAACGGGTGCTGCTGCTCCTATTTTATTAGAGGGTGCTACGGGTAACAGAAAGAAATGGACACTTTCTGACTTGCAAAGAATGCAAAATCTAATGCGAGGACAAAAAGCATGGAAAGAGGGACAAATGTATGCTCTTTTACCCGCCAACGCTCTATTAGACTTATTTCCTGCGGATAGCCCTGTAACCGCTACTTATATGCAGTCGGTTACAGAGCAAGAACGCAGAGAGGGTGTTATTTACAAGGTTCAAGGTTTTAACATACTTGTTCGCTCGTCCGTGTTCACAATGACTGAAGGAAAAGAATTTAAAGGGTTTGGCTCTGTGGTGAATAACACCGATTCTGAAGCCGCTATTTTTTGGAACAAAAACATGGTAGAGAAAGTCTTTGGAGACTTGGAGACTTTCGACAGAGAGAAAGACCCTCAATACTACGGCGATATTTACTCGTTCCTTGTGAGAATGGGAGGAAGAGCCAAGAGAAAGAACTTCGAAGGCGTTGCGGTACTAAAACAAGCCAACGCTTAATAATAACCAATTGCAGGGATTACTCCCTTAGTCCCTGCATTAAAAAACTGATAACCTATGAGAACTATTAAGTATATCGTTTTGCATTGTACGGCAACTTCTCAAACAACCACCATTGAAAGCATTAAACGCTTTTGGAGAGAAAAACTTGGGTGGAAAAATGTCGGGTACCACTATATCATTAAAGCTGATGGCGAAATTGTCCAGCTTGCGGATTTAAACACCATTAGTAATGGGGTAAAAGGGCATAACCGATATAGTGTGCATATTGCATACATCGGTGGAGTAGAAAAAGGCAAGGCGGTTGATAACAGAACCGTTCATCAAAAAGCCTCACAAGTAAAACTTTTGAGAGAGCTACAAGCGAAATATCCAACCGCAGAAATTCTCGGGCATCGGGATTTATCGCCTGATTTGAATGGCGACGGGATTATCTCCCCTCATGAATGGACGAAAGAATGCCCAAGTTTCGATGTAAAACAATGGCTCAAAGAAATTAATTTTTAAAGAGATGAAAAACCTACCGCAACCATTCGACCAAGAAGATATTAGGCGAGATCCAAAAGCGGTTGTGATAGGTCTTTTGATAGGCTTACTGCTTATTTTCGGAAGTGTGATAGGAGTACTCTTTTATAAGCGAGAGGAGATTGATGAGAATTGTAAAGATAGGATTTTTAGTCTTTATGATACCATTCTTGTTGAAAGAAGTAAACGAATTTACTTTTATGAACGAATGATTTTCTACCAAAAGGAAAATAAACGGCTGCAACGGCAGGATAGTCTAATAAAAAGCAATACAGAACCGCTAATTAACCAAATTTACAATTATGAAAAATAAAATTTTCATTGTCATTTTAGCCCTACTGCTCGGATTTAGTGTGTTTTTACACATAAAGCGAGAATGGGAACTTGACAAAAAAGAGAAACAAATCTCAGAGCTTATAGAACACTCAGGTAAAAACGAAATTATAAATCACTATTACCGAGATAGCATTAAGCATACTGTGTTTCGTGAGAAAATCGTGAAGACTACAAATGAAAAACAACTTGCTATCGGCAAAACTTATGCGGATAGCTTAGAGCAAGCACTTAAAATGTCTATCAATAAAATAGACCAAGTGAGTAAGATAAATGCCGAGCTAGTGGCTCGCCTGCAATTACGCGATTTTACCCAACCTAATGGCGATAAGGTATTAACCCACAAAGATAAATACCTCAATCTAAACTATTATCCACAAACGGATAGCGTGGAATTTAGATACAATATTAGGTTAAACGAAGCTCGCTATAAGGATAAAAAGTGGCTTTTCGGAAAGACAAACCATTACATAGATGTATGGTCTGACGACCCGAGGGTACAAATTAACGGACTGAAAAGCTACCGCATTAGGGGACAGCCCTTACCTCGCTGGGGGCTAGGCGTACATGCTGGCTACGGAATATCCATAAACAATGGGATATTCAAGACCACCCCCGTCATAGGGCTAGGTATAAACTATAATTTAATAAACTTTTAAAAAAATAAACATCGTGAGCAATTTAGATATTACAACAATGTCATTAAGCCTTTTAGAACTAGCAACAGCAGAGGCTAAAAAGATTTTTGAAAACTACCCCGAACTGGAAGAAGTTTACATCACTTCCGACATGCAAGGGTTTAAGGAATTGGAAAAAGCGGAAAATCAAGCCGCTTATCTAAAAAATAAAAAAGTGCATCACTTCAAGAGAAAAGATTTTGGTCAGCCGTCTGCTCCAGTTTTAGAAGAAACTAACAAACAAAATGATGCCTCAGCGGACGATAGCCAAGATGCTAATTTAGAAGAGGGCGACGAGGGAAATTCGGACGACAAAGCGAAGCAAGACACGGATTTAGATAATGTCGAAGACCAAGCGGACGACAATGTATCCGATGCTAAATCTGAAAATAGCGATAGCGATAAAGTAACGCAGGATAATACCGAAGACCAAGCGGACGAAGAAACTAAAACCGAAAACGACGAAAGAGCCGAGCTAATGGCTAAATATGAAGCCAAGCACGGAAAGAAAGCTCCTCATAATATCGGTATTAAAAAGCTAAGAGCTTCAGTAGAAGACTAATTTAAAAATCATTTAAAAAACCATTAAAAACTAATAACATGGCAGAAAAAGCATTATATGGTCTTAAGACTATCAAAATTGGGGAGGTCGTAAACGAAACAACAATGCCACAGGACAATGCTCTCACGGCGTTTAAAACTTATAGAGATAGCTTTGAGATGACGGAAGAAGAAGGCTCTTTGTCTGAAGAATTTTGCGACCAAAGCGATGAACCTATCGTTGTGTTTCAAGAGAAAGGAAAGCGAGATATTAAAGTAAGTACCTACGACTATACGGCTGAATTTATTAAGTCGGTAAAAGGTGGTACCGTTCTCTCGGGCGAATGGAAAGAGGGCGACAATACCGCAATTTTCAAAGCATTACAAATCGAAGCAGACACGGGACATCTCATCAAATGCCCTAAGACACAGGTTTTTGCACGACTAAACTTAAAACTAAAGAAAAAAGAAGTCGCATTACTTGAAATTACCTTTAAACCATTAGCAAAAATTTCAATCAAACAACCTTCGTAATGGAATTAACAGAAATTAAAGCAGCTAAACTATTATTAAAAAGGGGCGTGGAGTTAATGCTCCCCGCTCCTTTTTTTCTTAGGTTGTTTGGCAAAAAGCAAATCAAACTAACGCTAAAAACGCCTTGTTTGGAAAGTCAGTTGGCGGTTTCAGAAGCTTTTTTGCAAACAGGGATTTTTCTCAAAGAAGACGAAATTTCTATGCAAAAAGCGTTGGAAATTCTATCCAATCACGGCGTAAGAATTTCCGAAATAATAGCAATGGCTATCCAAAACGAAACGAGAATCAACTGGAGAGTTCGCAGATTAGCCAAGCGATTACGCCAAACAATCAATACAGAGGAGATGTCCTATTTATTTAGCCTTTTGGTAGCGTTTAGCGGTGTGCAGGATTTTACAAATACTATCAGGTTGATACAGGAGACGAGGATAACGAAGCCGATGAACCTGAGTCCGACGGAGAAAACGAGTTAAAAAGCGATAGCTTTCATAGCGTTTTTGGGTTTGTCGGCTATTGTTGCCACAAACTACACATGAGTAAAAAGGAAGTCCTGCAAAGCACTTTTGCTGAATTAAACATGATGCTTATGGATGCTCCAAAAACCCAATACAAAAAGAAAGAGCCTAAAAGGCTAAAAAACATTAACGAGTTAGCCGAGTGGCTGGGAGCGGAAGAAATAGAAACAGAATAACGATGAGTGATTTAGAGCCTATAAAATTAGATTTTACCGTGAATAATAGCGTCGTCTTTGAAGAATTTGCAAAGATGGTTAAGGCTGCACAGGAGCAAACTAAAAGTGTGGATAATGCTCAGTCAAAATTTAAAGAGTATATCAACACGCAATTGTCGGCATCGGGAGCTTTGTCTCAATCTGCCCAATTGACCGATGCTCAAACCAAAGCCCTCCAACGCCACGCTGAAACGATAGATTATTTGAAAGGTCAAATCGCTAATACTTTTGACCCTACGCAGTTAGGTGTGTATAATTATCAACTAAGCCAAGCCCAACAGGCTATTAATTCTATATTAGAATCGGCAAATAATAAAGCGGCGTTGATAGACACTGCCGAAATGGAAAAAGCGAACCAAAAACTCCAAGAGGCTGAGCGATTATTAGACCAAATTTCGGATAAAACATTCACACCCCCGTTTGCTTCTCCCGAAGAGTTGGAAGTGCTTAGCACGGAAATCAACAACGCTAACGACGAGTTGGAACAATTGGGCATTGTGATAGATTTTATCTCGGCGAAAATGGGAACCATGGACAGTGGTTCTCAGGCGTTCAAAGATTTAGAGAAAGACATTGCAACAGCAAACCAAATGCTTGGAAGACTGCCTCAATCGTACGACACGGCAGGCAATAGCATTGACCAAATGACCGATGTTCTCAAAGAGTTTCAAAATCAACTCAACGCTGAAACTGACCCCGAAAAAATAAAGATTCTCAATCAAAATATAGAGAATTTAGAAAACAGTATCAAAAAGCTGAAAAATGCAGGAAAAGAGGGTTTTGATGACTTTGGGAATAAGCTGGAAGAAAACAGAGAAAAGGCGGTCAGTCTCCAAACGGAACTGGAGAATTTAGTGCAATCTATGGCACGCCTCCGTATGGCAGGAAAGCAAAAATCCGACGAATATGAGGCATTGAAAAGTAGAGCCATAGAAGCAAGAGCAGCTATTGCCTCTACAAACCAAGAAATCAACGCCTCGGCATCTTCAACAAGTGGTTTAGACACTTTGATAAGAGCAACCTCTGCTGTAGCTTCGGGGTATTCTTTAGCTCAAAGTACAGCCGCCTTATTTGGTGCAGAAAACGAAGAAGTAGAGCAAAGTATTATGAAAATTACCGCTGCAATGTCTGCTCTTCAGTCATTACAGCAGATACAAGCAGAACTAAAAAAGTCTGATAGTCTTGCTACTATAGCACAGACGAAAGCTCAAGGTTTATACACGGCGGTAGTCGGGAGCAGTACAGGTGCTTTGAAAATTTTTCGTATTGCTTTAGCGAGTACAGGGATAGGTTTAATAATCATTCTCCTAGCTTCGCTGGTTGCAAATTGGGATAAAGTCACAGCAAGTATTAAAAAATCGTTTCCTGCCCTTAATAGCTTCGGGGATAAACTGGATAATATGAAAGCCTATGTTATGGGCTTTCTCAATGCCTTTTTGTCTCTGTCAAAAACGGTGCTAGATACTCTTTTAAAAATTAAAAATGTCGGTTTTAAAGGAGCTTTAAACAATCTTAAAAATGCAAAATCGGAAGCAGAAAAAGCATTTGAGAATGGCAAACAGAATAGCTTAAACGCATCGGCACAAGACAAGAAAAATGCTCAGCTTGAAAAAAGTTTAGAAATATACGATAAGGAAACCGAAAGACTAGAACACTTAACAGGTAAAAAACAGTATGATAGAAGAGAAAAATCTATCAAAGCTCAACTAAGACTTGTTGATAAAGGTTCTAAGGAAGAGGCAGAACTTATCCATAAAAAAAATCTGTTGCTGGCAGATAAGGAAAAAGAACGAAACGACGAGGCTAAAAAACAAGCGGACAAAAGACAGAAAGAGGCAGAAAAAGCAGCTAAAAAAGCCGAGCAATTGGCAAGACAAGAAGCAGAGGATAGAAAGGCTGCTAAAGCAAGTATTGCTCAAGCCGAAAGGGAATATCAAAAGTCCCGAATGATAGCCACGGATAAAGAAATCGCCGATATACAAGATAAATACGCCAAACTTCGAGCAGAAGCCCAAAAAGCAAAACTTGGAGCAATGGATATGATGCGTATTGATAACCTAGAAAAAGCAGAAACCAAAAGCGTAACCGAGAAACATGCCAATGAGCAATTTTTCAAAGAACTAGAAGAGCAAAAAGAATTGTTCGCAGCTTACGAGGTGTTTAAAACCAAAGTAGGCAAAGAAGAGGCAGACAAACGCTATCAAAATGAATTGTTGGCGTTTGAGAATTACGGTGCTTTGCTAGATGCGGAAATAGAAAAAATAAAAGCATTAGGCGATGCTTTGACACCTGAGCAATTCCAAAAGTTAGAAAAGCTACAAAGTGAAAAGAAATCGTACGACAAAGACAAAAACAAAGAAGCGGAGCAAAAGTACGCAGAGGCTTACAATTCCCTATTGTCGTTTGATGATAAACGCCGAGCGATAGATAAGAAATACCAACAAGATAAGGTTCTATTGACCCAAATTACAGATGAGAAAGTAAGACAGGCTAAGTTAGCAGAACTGGAGTTTCAGAAAAAGGCTGCATTAGATGCCGTGAATACAGAAGCCTATGATAGAGAAACTATCATGCAACGCCTCTCTGAAAATCTGATGGGCATTACCAGAAGAGAGCTAAATAATAGAATAGCCTCGCTAGAGGAATATTTGGAGAAAGCAGGAGACCATTTAGACGAAACACAAAAAGAGTTTGTGCAAAACGAACTTAAAAAAGCTAAAGCGGTAAGAGCGACCACCGATGTCGGCGTAGAGGAAAAAGTACTGTTGCAAGAAAAAGAAGCGATACTCAAACGCATTACTGATTTACAATCTAAAGGCATTACCAATGTATCCGATGAGCTGAAACAACTCGAAGAGGTCAATATGAAATTAAAGGATATTCTCGCTAAGAAATTTGCGAAAGTATCCGAGGTTGCAGGGCAGTTAGGTGGAGCTTTTTCAGAGCTAGGTGGAGCATTGAAAGAATATGATGAGGGACTTGGCGACACGGTAGAAAGTATGGGAGAACTCCTTAATGTAGCGAGTGATGTTGCGGGAGCATTGGCGGACTTTGCTTCGGGACCCCAAGGGATTGTTGGTGGTATTATGAAAACCATCAAAGCTATTACCTCTATTTTTTCTATTGGTGCAAAAGCACGAGAGAGTGAAAGAAAAGCCCAAGAGCAAATTAAAAAATATCATGATGAGATTTTTCAGTCTCAACTGAATTATAATTCTGAATTAAGAAAACGGGTTGCCGAAGAGGTTAAACTCAACGACCTTTATAAATCCCGAGTTACAAATATCCGAGAGGAGTTGGAAGCCAATCGAAAAAATGCGGAGAGTATAAAAAAAGACCAAGAAGCGGTTTTTAAAAGGCTTTTGAATGCCAGAACGGTTACAGGTATGCACACGGAAAAATACGGCGGTTTTCTAGGTATTGGTAGAAAAACTAGAGCCGTAGAAGAAACTAGCAGTGTTGCAAAACTGCTAGGCATAGGAAAATGGGTAGAAAAAGAAATTGCCAAAATAGCAGGTTGGTCTTTAAAAATAAGAGTATTTGAACCTGGAGAAGTTGAACTTACAGATAAAATATTTGAGGATTTAGAAAAACTCAATGCCGAAAAACCACTCACGGGCGATGCAAAAACAGCTTACGAGCAATTGAAAAAACTAAGGGAAGAATACGGCTCAATTGAGAACGCTCGTAGAGAGCTAGACAAACAGCTAAGAGAAGCAATAACAGGGACTACCGCTGATAGTATCGCCGATAGTATAAAGCAGGGTATCGCCTCGGGAAAAAAGTCTTTTGCAGATTTTGCGGACGATATTGAGGGCTTTTTACGAAATGCCGTTTTAGCAGGTTTAGAAACCGATGTGTTTAGAAAGAAAACACAGGAGCTACACGAAGTAATGGAAGAAATGTTACAAGATGGCGTAATTACATCGGAAGAAAGAGAGCGATTTAATCAGCTTTATATGGCGATTGTTGAGGAGAGTAAACAGAAAGTGGATATGCTCAATCAAGCGGGCATCAATGTAATTCAACAGCAAGAAAGATTGAACTCTTTACAAGGAGCCATAAAAGGGGCTTCACAGGAAAGTATAGATATTCTTTCGGGGCATTTCGCAGGCGTAAGACTTCATGTGATAGAGATAGTTAAAATGATGAAATCTAACGGTACCAGCGGACTGGAAAAGCTATCAAAGCTGATAGAAATACAAATGAATATTGAAAGAAACACCCGAAAAACAGCAGAAAATACGGAAAAGCTGCACGATATAGATGAGGGTATTTCTAAGGTAGAAAAAGCAATCAAAGGCAACGGCAACGATGCTAAAGGTTTAGGGTTTTAAAATAGTTTAAAATGGATTTTAAAGATAAATTAAACAACATTCTTCTCAGTAATATAGGCGTGGTCATTATGACAGGCACAGAGGAATTGCTCGCTTTTCCCGAAAGAAAAGAAGTAATGGAGAATGATTGGGCAGAAGAAAACGGCGGAGATTATGACCTCTCTTCTCCTAAATTTAAAGACAAAGAGGTAACGCTTAAAATGGCAATTTTAGCAGATGATAATGTTCAGTTTTGGCAGTATTATAACACACTATTTGCCGAGTTGAAAAAAGAGGGGGAATTGTCGCTCTATGTCTTTGACCACGACCAAACCTACAAGGTGTTTTATAAAAAGTCTGGAAACTTTAAAAAAGTTTTAAAACGCCTTAAAAATGTAGAAAAAGTGTTTGTGAAATTTGATTTAACCTTTAAAGTTTTGTTCTGATGTTCATAGTTACGAGAAATAATAGCACCGTTGCACCAATAAAAGCGAAAGGTACAGTTGTCGAAAAATTATTTGGTGAGGAAACTGTTACGATGGATTTTAGCCTGCCTCATTTCGTTCTTTTCCGTATAGGCGATACCGTGGAGGTTTATGGCAAAACTTATTACATCTCACAGGAGCCTGTGGTTAATAAAAAAAGCTCACGGGAGTATGTTTACAACTTAGTTTTCAATGGCGAAAAATACCGCCTCGCTGAAGTTCAATATTTTTTCTATGATGAAAACAACGAACTTAATATTTCGGAATTTTCTATCACGGCAACCGCTCAAAAAATGGTAGAGCTTTTAGTGGCTAATGCCAACCGAACGCAAACAGGCTGGAGTGTTGGGAACATAGACAGTACAGAAACTAAAACGGTAGATTTTAGCGAGTATAATTGTTTAGCTGCACTCACCAAAATATCTGAGGAATTTGGATTAGAGTTTTGGGTAGATGAGGACAAATCTATCCATTTAGAGGAAAGAAAAAAGGTGTCTGGTTACACTTTGGAATATGGCAAAAGCAAAGGACTGAAAGGTATTACCCGAAATCCTTACACAGAGAGTAGCTTAGTTACTCGTCTGTATGCAAGAGGTTCTTCCCGAAATATCCCGAAGAACTACCGCAATGGGCAAAAGTTCTTGCGTATGCCAGTGCCTTTTTTGGAAAAAAACACCGATAAATATGGGATTGTAGAACATACACAACCTTTTGAGGATATTTACCCAAAGCGTGTGGGCACCGTTACACAAGTATATGCAGATAACCCTTTAAAGTTCTCGGATAGCACTTTAGATTTTGATTTAAACGAATATAACGAATACGGAAATACTATAATACAAAAGGGTATATCGGCAAAAGTTATCTTTCAAACGGGCGATTTAGCAGGGTACACTTTGGAGGTTAAAGAGTACGGTTTTGATAGTGCAACCAAAACATTCACACTGCTAAAAAATCAAGATGAAAAGTCTTTTGATATTCCAAGCGATACTTTCCGTCCGCAAGTGGGCGATAAGTACATTATCATTGACATTGCTATGCCTAAATCTTATGTAGATAATGCAGAGCAAGAGCTCCAAGCTGCTGCACAAGAATATTTGGATAAAAATAGCAAACAGCGATTTATCTATGCTGTAGAACCTGACCCTATTTATCTGAAAAAAATAAATTTCAATTTGAAGCTGGGGCATACCATACGGTTTAAAGATTCAGATTTTGGATTAGATGATGATATTAGAGTGATTAGTATCACTAGAAACATCAATAATCCATACGATATTAGTTTTGAAATAGCAGAACAAGCGACTATTACGCAGATTGTCCGCAACTACATCGAAAAAGAGAAAGCCCAAACGGCAATCAAAAAACAACAGAAATACAATGCCGAAATGGCTCGCCGTTCTTTTTTGTTTGCCGAAGAAATTAAAAACAATGTGTTTGACAATGAGGGGTATTTTGATGCTCAAAAGATAAAGCCTTTAAGCATAGAAACGGGTATGCTTTCGGTGGGTTCTCGTATGCAACAGTTTTCGCTTCCAAATATTGCTCTAAGTATTACGAGCGACAATAAACGCCTACACAACACAGCGGGGCAAATGGTGCATCTAACGATAGACCCAAATGCCCCGAGGACTTGGAATTTAGCGGAAAATACGACGGTTCAGTTTAGCGACAATTTCAATTTTATTTATATCAAGGCGGACAAAATAGGTTCTAATGCAACCATAGTCGTAACCGAACAAAAAATCCTATTTGATAGCGCCCCTATATTTTATTTTTTCTTGGCTGGCAATGTATCGTCAATTATTAACGGCGTTAGGCGTATCAAAACCAGTTACGGCTACACCCAAATAACGCCTAGTGAAATAACCACAGGGAGAATAGCCAGCCCAAACGGTAGTAACTATATAGATCTATTGCAGGACGGTATAGAAATAAATGCAAAAGTTACTTTTGCGAGTAATAGCCCTGCGATACAACAAGCGGTAGATGCGGTGAGTGTAGGAGGCAGAAATTTAGTGAGAGAATCCAATATTTTTCTAAATGGCATATCGGCGGACGGAATAAGCAGTAATATAACTTCAGAAGGATACTTGAGGGTTATTAGCTCAATTTCAAATAACAATTGGCATACAAGATGGTATTCAAGAACAGATGAAATAGAGTAGCAAATGACAGAAGGCGAAGCCTTCACTATTACCTTTTGGGTGAAAAGGTTGAGTGGCTATGGCAAGCCTACTATTTATCTAAAAGATGGAATGGGCTACTTTTATCTGAAAGGCGAATTAAACAACTCCGAATTCAAGCCTCTAAGCTATACAGGAACTTGGAAAAAAGCCAAATCATTACACCCTCATTTAGGTTGGGCACCTGCAAATGGAGAATTTATCATTAAATGTTGGAAAATTGAAAAAGGTAACAAAGCAACAGATTGGACACCCGCTCCCGAAGATGTACAGGCAGAAATTAACGCTGTAAAAGCGAAAGCCGACCAATTGGATAACCTTGGTACAATGGCGTGGCAGAACTCTGTGGAAAAAGCAATGTTGGGCGACACGATTGTACAGGGTGGTTATATCAAAACAGAACTACTAAACGCCTCGGCTATTGTGAGTAACGGTGGAGGAGCAACTTCGGCAGAATTAAATAATGCCATCAATAGTATCATTATCGGGGGGCGGAATTTAATGCTAACACCTCGAATAATCGCTGGTTATGCAGTGGAAGCAAGCACTTCAACTCCGTTGATTGAGGGGCAGGAATATGTTATTTCCTTTGACATTAAGGGACAGAATGATGGTGGTTTGTTTTTAAACAACTCAATCAAAGTAAATATACCTATCAATCCTAGTCCAAACGAGTGGTTTAGAGTTTCAAAAGTATTCACATTCATTAAGAACGACTATCAAGGAAAGGAAATTTTCCCCCATATCTATGGTGCAACTGATGTTAGGAAGGTTAAATTAGAAAAAGGTAATAAGGCAACCGACTGGACACCAGCCCCTGAAGATATAGAATCCCAATTTACCAACCTTCAACAAGGAATAGCTAATATGCAAACCTCTTTGGCTGATGTGAAGACCAAGACCGACAACTTCACTTCTATTCAAGGCGGGTTGATGATGGCAAACTTAATGTCAGTCGGAAGTAACCAAGCCAATCAAAATGCTTTTATTAGTGGTATTACCGACGAAGGGGCAATGAGTGTGAGGTTTGGAGCAGGAGCTAACTATGCCAATAAACATAACGCCCCGTTTAGAGTGCTGGATAATGGGAAAATGATTGCCCAAGATGCAGATATTACGGGAAAGATAATAGCCACAGGCGGTAAAATAGGAGATTGGGAAATAAACGGCTCTTCTTTTAGGTCTTCTAGTATTGGAAGCAACGACTCGTGGGCTCAATATTCGAGTTACGCATTTTTTTCTCCAGAAACTTTTTTAATCAGAAAAAATGGCTCGGAGCGAGGAGAAACTAAAGAAGTGATGATGGGTATTACATCTAGTATATCCACGGGGTCAGAAGGAGCTACTGCTGCAATAAAAAGCAACATAAAAAAAACTCAATACGACTTTGACAGAGATAATGTGGCACTAATACTAGAGGCTAAAAATGGGGTTACAAATACCGCTTTAGATATTTTAAATGGAGATATTCGTGTAGATGGTCAGACAGGCTATACAGGAAGTTGGGAGTTAAGTAGAACTGAAAAAGTGATACAAAACGATGCGTTTGGACAAGTGGTGGAGTGGGAAACTAAAAACTTAATAATAACCAAAGGAATTATCACAAACATATCAACAAATACAGGAACAATAAGAACAAGAAAATAATTTTTAAAAACAATAAAACTATGAAAACAAAAAACTTACAAAAAGTTAACGAGAGAGTAGCAACTACTCTAATGGAGACAATGGGAGAAACTCAAGTTTATTATCAGTATGAAACTGATAACAATAATAAAACTCCCCAAATGGTCAATTTCAGCACTCAGCTGAAAGACGGGAAGACCTTATCAGGTTCTTACTCTAAAGGTGGAGGGCTATCATTAAATGGAACAGGCGTAAATAGTGTGGAAGATTTACAGGTAGTTAATAGTGCCTTAGATACAATCTTAGAAATAATAAACGGCTTTGAAGTTGAAAAAAAAGAGGCAGAAGATGGTAATAATAAGTAAGTATTTAGTACCGAGAGGTTACACCGCAATGGCGGTGTTTCCTTTCATCTTTCTGAAAAATAAGGAGTATCAAAAAAAACAAGTACCTCCTAAACCACGAGAGAATACATATAAGACAGCAATTAGAGTTACTGATTTTGCCTTTTTTCGTTTGGTATGGGTTAAACTACCTATGGAACTTAATAAAGTATAAGAAGCCTATCGGAACATCATATTTGAACAAGAGGCTTGTGAGAATCAATACGATTTAGAGTATTTGAAAAACCGAAAACTTTGGCAATTTTTAAAGTCGTTTTAAAAAAGTTTTAAAACGCCGAGGGAGGATAGGCGATAAAAATGTCCTCCAACAAATTAAAAAACTTCCTACGGTAATTTAATTTAGCACAAAGCCCACAGTTGGAGGACTAAAAAAGTCTTCTGATTGTGGGTTTTGTGTTTATTACCGTAGGAGAAGCAAAGATAATAATTAAAAAACAGATAAAAAAATGAATAAAACAAGAAAACAATGGAAATCGGCACCCTTGCCATTTCAAGGACAAAAAAGAGGATTTATTAGACATTTCAGTCAAGCAGTTAAGGAATATCCTAATAATGCTATTTATATTGATTTATTTGGTGGTTCTGGGCTATTAAGCCACACTGTTAAGTGTGTACATCCTAATGCAAAAGTGATTTATAACGATTACGACAACTTCCGTAAGCGTCTAGAAGCTATCCCAAAAACAAACCAAATACTAGACGAGCTTAGAGCTCTGAACTTGCAAACACCAAGAGGCAAAAAGATAGAAGGAGCAGAACGAGAAGCCGTTTTTAAAATACTTAAAAAAGCTGACGAACGAGGTTTTGTAGATTGGATAAGCCTATCTAGTTCCCTTAAGTTTTCTATGAATTACGGAACTAAGTTAAAGGATTTTACAGAAGACACACTTTATAATAGTGTTCGAAGAAGCAATTATGACCCCGCTGATGATTATTTAGAAGGAATAGAAGTAGTGTCAGAGGATTATAAAAAATTATTTGATATATATAGAGGTAAAAATAATGTTGTTTTTTTGGTAGATCCTCCTTATCTATCAACAGACACATCGACTTATAATAAAGAAAGTTATTGGAAGTTGTCTGATTATTTAGAGGTTTTAGAAACTTTACAAGGCTCTAATTATTTTTACTTTACCAGCAATAAGTCGCAAATAGTTGAATTATGTCAATGGCTAGAAACTCGTACATCTAACAACTCCAACCCTTTCAAGGGGGCAACTAGAACTGCAGTGAATAATAAGACTACACACAACACAGGGTACACCGATTTAATGTATCATTTAAAAAAAATTAAAATAGAACTAAACGCATTACTTTAATAAGAGAAAAAATACCTACTCAAAAAGTAGGTGTTTTTTTATTTTTTTTGGACATTTTGTTTTAAAAAAATGTATTTTTCGTTTTGCTGATTATATTTCTTGAGCAGACACCATAAACGAGCCTACTACAGTACTGAATAATAAAATTTGAGTTTTCATAATGTGATAAGTTTTTAATGTAATTTATATATTATTTTTCTTTTGAATATACTTTTACTCCAAGTACTTCTATTTCTTTAGGTTCTTTAATTTCAATAGGGAAGGCAGATTCTTTAGTGTTTTTATCATCTACTTTTCCAAGTTTAGATTTACTTTCTGATTGATTTATCTTCTCTTTGCTTATTTCTCTACCAAAAAGCAATAGGTCTGCTGTTATATAAGTTTCTTCCCTTTTTTGTTCAGTTGATTTAACCAATATTTCTGGATTAGATGGAACATTTTCAGAATGTTTGAACCTCAAGCTATCTTTATGTGCAAAGTTGTTTTTAGCAATGATTTGATGGCTACTTTTTTCTACTTTTAATTGAGGTTTAATTTCTGTTTCAAAATTTCCTTCTATTAGTAAATTTTCTTGTGGAGTGGTGCTTTCGGTAGTACTTTCCACTGATGTTTTTGTAGTGGTGGTTTGATTAGAAACAATAGTGTTGTTATGCTTTGGAATGCTAGGTGTATTTAATTTCCATAATAAACTTCCAAGGTTGACTAAAACTAAAAATACAGCAGCATATCTCATCATTTTTTTGATGCTGAAGATAGGAGTTGCTTTTTCGTTTGTTTCTAATTTTTCTTCTAGCTTTTCCCATAGCATAGGAGAAGGCTTTTCGGAAAGGTTTTCGTAGCTATGCTTTAAATTTTTATTTTCCAT